CCCCCGCAATGGGGGTTTTATTTTATTCTCCTTTTAGCTGGCAAAACTGATCCAGCGTCAAGTCAAATATCTTGCACAATCCCTGCACAGTGTGCAGCTTCATGTTTTCCTGCTTACGCCATTGAAACACTCTCTGGCGGCTTACGTTCATTAAAGCGGCCAGGCGGCTAGAATTGATGTTATTTAGCTCCTGGGCGGTTATTAAGCACTGTCCTGCATTAGTCATAATCAGTATTCCTGTGTTATCCTTGGGACGTAGGGCTGTTCCCCCGGTCCTACATTCTCCTATGGTAGTTTGCCCCCTGAAAGCACTTGTGCCGCAAGGGGGCTTTTTTACCTAGAACGGGATGTCTTCATCGAGCTGTTCAATGCTCATATCGGCCTGCTTTGCAGGTGCTGCTGCCTGGCCGTCAGTGTAAATCACCTTCACATTACCCAAGATTGGCGTCTGAACCTTAGCGTCGCGCTCTTCTTTGGTGACCGATTGAGATATAAATCCATTGTTCTCATATTGGTCCTGCTGATCGGTATCCACAAAGGTAGTCAGGTCCAGGTACGTGCCCTTGGCGCCCTTGTACAGTCGTGACTTGTCGATCTTGGTAACATCGATTCGTACAGATAATCCTACTTTCATTTTAACTTCTCCACTTGGTTTAAAATTTCCGCTACGGCCTTATCGACCTCGGCAGACAGTTTTGCGATATAGTCATCATCGCGTTCTACACGCACTAGAACGTGCGGCATTTCTGGATGGTAGGCAAAAAAGTCCCACCAATCACGTTTAGTTATCCACATACAGCCTTGGATTTGCTGCCAGTATTTCTTAACACCGACCTGCGGGTCTCTGAGATAGCTGACCATAGTCTTAGGGGCAGGCGCTTTTATTTCTAATCCACCCTCTTCTTTGATCAAACCGTCAGGCGAGCAGCCAAACTCCCAGCTAGTGTCGAGAATAAAGCCAGTCTCGATTACATCATTGCCAGAAATGAATTCGTAGGACTCCCTAGCCTCTGGCTCAATCTCATTGCCGCGCAGCATCCAATCAGTAACATGAAAGGGCTCAGAGTGCCCTGTAAGGCGTTCTGCGATCAATTCATTGATGTACCCATCAGCAGAGGTGCTAGGCTTTCCAGTCTGAGTAATTAGCTTGGAAAACATACTAGCGGATGGCTTGCCCAGTCTTGCAGCAAGCCACTCTGGTGAACCCTGCTCATGGTCCAGGATGATCACTTTTTAGCCTCTAGCGCGGCAACAGCGCGGTCATAGTGCATAGCCAGTATCTGATCAACTGATCGCACCTTCAGCCACTTGCAAAACTTATCGCTGTCGGCGCCAGTCTCATCAAGTAATTTCTTGATGGCTATGATCTGATCGTCAGACACAACTTTCTTGTCATCACCGCGCAGCATTGCGGATTCTGCGTCATCGTCTGCAGTTGGGATGCCAGCGATAGACTGCAGGGCATAGCGTCTTGCGTAGGTGATAGCCGAACCTGAAGCCTGGGGGTCTTTCTTAACAGTTGGCAGGGTGTATTCCATTTCTAGCCACTGACCAGATATGTGCATCAGGCGGGTAGATACGCCAACACCGTTTTCATTGCTTACCGGGAATTGCGTATAGCTTAGGCCGTTATCAGCAAACGGTTGCTTGATCGCTTTAATGACCGAGGTTAGATCGGCATAGCTTGATTTAAAGAAAGGATTGGCACTGTCTTTAACAGCACCCCCCATCTGAGATTGTGCAGCACATAGTGCGCTGGCTAACTCGTTAATTGATTCGCTTGATTTCATTGTTGACCTCCTACAGTCTGTTCTTTAGCGTACTGCTCACCATATCCAAGATAGTAAGCCTCTGATTGCCCGTTTAGGGCTTGATAACCTACAACGCAGTCATACTCACCGCGCTCCAGATCGTTTAAATCGTTGATTCCCATATTGCCTCCTACAGCAAATGCCCCCTCGCGGGGGCGATTAGATTAAACTCCGTATCTCGCCTCAAACTCTAGCTGTTCATCATAAGCGCGCCAGTAAGCGTCTTGACGCTGTTGCTCCTTATACTCTGGAGTGTCAAAAGGCCAAGCCTCATCGCCATCATCTTCTGGGAACAGCGCTATCTCCAAAGCGTCTAGAACGTCAGCAACAGCATGATAAATATCGCCATCGATGTAATGGGCTTCTTCCGTACCGATAGATAACCCTGCCACCTCAACGATGTGTCGCTTGTCGTGATCTTCAGGATCGCGCACTGAAGCCACATAACCCTCGCCTTCAAAATTAGTGATTAAACCGACCTCTGTACCGTAGCAGTCCAGAACATCGTATGCCTCGAATGGTACGTCTTTTTTTACTAGTTTCATTTTGTTGCCCTTTCTTTATTGATTGAGGTGCTATTGTAAAGCTTTACGACTACTCCGTCAACACTTTCAGTAACAAACAGGCAAAAAAAAGCCCCGCACTAGGCAGGGCATGTTCTACATGGAACCTCAGTATGACCAGATGACAGGCATTGAGTCCCTTGTGTCTACATGGATAAACGTCTTGGCGACCCCTATGCCATTAAACCCCATCTCCTGGGCGTGCTTAATGATCTGGTATGCCTCGTTGCCATTGTTGATCTTGATGTCTGCGGCAATTCCGCGTGCGTGTGTGCCTGGCTTAGACTTCGCTTTTTCAATGCTGTGGCCTTCTGGATCGCGGTAGCCACTGGTAATGATAAACGGGAACCCGCAAGCATGGCGCAGCGAGTCAAGAGCCCACAGGAACTCATCAGACATCTCGTTGTTGCCGGTCTCCTGGCAATCAAAGTCTGACAGCTTAAAATAGCGCATCAGTATGTCCCTTTCCAAACCCTAAACTTGTCAAAGTCGCCAGACAGCATCTTGCGCTTAATAACGTCCTTTTTAGCCTCGTTATCATCCCAGGATAGCCCAGCTTCTTTCATCCACTCTGCGACAATGTGCATAGGGATAGTGCCTACCAGGCGGCTCTCACCGGTCTGTCCTACACCTGCCTCACGTAGCATTCTAGCCTTCTCAATATGGACATCGTTGTCATACGTCTTCTGTACGATGATCCCGGAGTCGGTAGCTTTTACAGATTCCTTGAGTAACATTACTTCTTGCCTCTCTTCTTAGCCGGCGCCTTCTTCTTTTTAGCGGCTGACTTAGCTCTCGCTGCAGCGGCCATGCCTGACTTTGTGTATGCGTACTTCTTACCGTTGACCATTGGCATATCTATTTCCTCTTTGCAGTTTTAGCGGCCTTCTTAAAAGCCTTGGCTGTTGGCGCACCCTTTGTGCCAGGTTTGCGCATTTTTTCTACCTTCTTTCCGGCAGCTTTCTGCTTCTTAATGCGAGCTCGCTTCTTATGAATGTTTGCGTAAAGACTCATATTACTTCCTCGACTTAGCCCCAGAGCACTTCCATCTCTTGCGGCTTAAATTATTAGGGGTGTTGGGGTCGTTCTGCTTAGATTTGGGCAGACCCTTTTTGATGCCTAATGACCTGGCGCAATAACTATCACCCTTGCTGGTTCCAGGCTTTACCCTGGCGCCGCCTGACTTGGCCTTACCTGCCTGGCCATAGGATACCTTTTTGCCTGATGCGGTTACTTTTACTTTCGCTTTGCCCTTTGCCGGCTTTGCCATAAAAATCTCCAAAAAAAGGGGGCCGGAGCCCCCCTTCTGTACTGCATCGATTAGGAAGTCGTGTTATCAGCAATGATACCAGACGCCTTCTCGTTTTTACAAATAAGAGTCAGCTCAGTCAGAACCTGACGACGGCTTGAGTCGCCAGTCTTGGCCAGAGCAGTATTCTTAGTAGGACGGAGCATACCAACTGCCCACATGTCGTTCTGCATGATGAACACGTCACGGCTACGGTTCTCACGAGTAGGAACAAACTCAACAGTTCCCCAAGGAGTAACGTATACAGCCAGAGACTTAACAACTTTCTCGTCACCGGCCTGGACCTGTGAACGCTGGTTGTTGTTACCTGCAAAGCCCAGAGCAACATTCATCTGGAAAGCAGACAGGTAAACTGAGTCAGGCTTGCCGCCCTCTGCCCAGATGCTCTGCATAGTAGCGTCGAAACGCGCCTGAGAGAATGCAACTGGAGTGCCGTCATCGGTACGAGCGTCAGTGCCGTCGCCGGTGGGATCAGCGCCAGAGTTGCCAGTTTCGTTAGTAGTGTTAGTTACCAACCAAGCTGGAGCACCAGCAAGCTCACGGGCAGTAGTGCTGTTACCAGCAACGCGAGCGTTGTTAGCGAACAAAGCTGCTTCGATATCGAGCTTCTGCTCTTTAGCGATCTTCAGGGTCTGGTACGCCATCTCGGCTGCGCGGCCTGCCTTCTTAACGCCTTCGTCAGTGTCAGGAATAGATACTGAATTCTTGAAAATCTGAGTGTAGTTACCCAGGCGAGTAGTAGCAGAACGGGCTTCAGAAGTAGTGTCGTCGCCTTCGATGTGCTTGTTGTCAGCGCTTGAACGGAGAGTATCAGTCTGCCACTCGTGCAGAGTGTTGCTAGCTTTTACTTTCTTACAAGCTGAGTAGAACGGGGTCTCTTCTGGGCTGATTGAATAAATAACGTCCTGCAGGTCTTCCCGGATGCCCACGCTATCGTATGTGTCAAAAGTGTTTGATGGCTGTGCCATGATGTATTACCTCAAGTATTTAAGATTAATCCAAGAGCATCATCGATACTCCCGGTGGATTTAAGTTTTGTTCGTCGCTTTTCCAGCGCCTTCTTCTT